TGCCTAACGTGCTACAATCGCACGAGAGCCAGAATCAGAGAGAAAGAACACTCGGAGGAAGACGCGGTCGCCGCCAAGTACCTCTTTGCAGAACGGCAAAAGGGCGGTAGAAAGTCCGATGCTGTCGATCCGATTGGGGACTTTCTCGCCTTGCAGAAATCCGAGCTGGCTCTCAAAGAAGCACTTGAATTGGAGAAGAAACATCGGTCATCCGGGACAAGCACCGGGACACCCAAGAAGAACAAATGACGCAAACCCTTGTGGTGTAACGTCTGCCCCCTTAGCTCAATTGGCAGAGCATCTGACTCTTAATCGGGATTCACTGTCGGCATCTATGCGGTACGCTGCTTTTCGCCGCGTTTCTTAGGGCCGGAGTGAGCCGCTGAATGCGGTTTGCTGGTTGTTTTCGGGACAGTGTTCGGGACACCCCACAGCTCGGCGCCCGCATCTTCCGCGTCCAGGCCGATGTAGTATTTAAGAGTCGTTGTAAAGTCCCGGTGCCGCATCAGCCGCTGCAAGGTCAGTGGCCGAACCACCTTCGCCCAGCGGGCGCCGTAGGCTCTGCGGAGGTCGTGAGCCGAGGCAAACTTGCCATCGTCGCTGACCACGATTCCGCACTCTTCGCCGAGATCCGTGATCCAGTAGGAAGCTTCTTTCGCAAGGACTGGTCCAGGCGACTTGATTCCGATTCGCTCGCTTAAAGGCAGCGGCGCCACCTTCCCCTGCCGCTGGTTGAGTGGCGTCTTGCAGAGCCACTTGTGAAGCTCTGGCGTCATGGGGCTCACAGTGTCCTGTCCCGCCTTGTGACCTTCGCTGTAGAAGAGAATTGTGGGATAGGGCTTGCTGTCTGGTTGGGCCAGCACTGGCGGCGAGTCCCACGAAAACTTCTCGGCCTCCCGCAGCCGCATTCCAGAGTACCAGAGTAGTTCGATGAACCGCCGCAGAGCGGGGTCTTTGCAGGCTGCCAGCATCAGCCGGTACTCCGCCTCCGTAATCGGGCGCCCGCGCATAAACTTCCTGGTGGCTTGCTTTGGGATCTTCACCTTGACCTTTGGCGCCATCCCCATTTCCGCCGCCCAATTGAACGCCGTGCGGAGGTGCCTGAGATAGTTCGCCACACTGGTAATCCGTCGCCCTTCTGCCAATAGCCTGGCCTTGAAAGTGCTGACGCCATCGGCATCGACGGCAGCCGTGGCCGGTGTCATCAGCCGCTCGAAATGGTTTAGGGCGGTTTGATAGGCGGCCTGCCCCTTGGAGGTCAGAGTAGCCAAGTGCTCGTCCTCAAATCGGCGCCGGAAGTTCCCCCAACCCTCTCCGCTGGCGCCGTGGAACGCGAGCAGCTCTTGCTCCCATAACGCCGCCGCACGCTCTGCCTCTCGCCTGTCGCGCGTCCCTGCTGATTTCGTGACTTCCTTGCCGAGGCGGTCAACGTAATAGAGCGTTAAATTGCGGTCCCCTTTGGTGCGGATTAGGACTCGCACGGTTGCTCCACAAGAAAAACGGAGAGTTCAAGCCGTGGCTTCCGCTTATTGAATCGGTCCATCGCCAACTTCATGGCCGCCGCATCCAAGCGGCAGGGCTGAAACACGGGGCCAATGAGCTTCGGCGCCTTGTGGTTTCCAGGTTCGCACAACCCCAGTCGAAAACCTACCTTGCCTTCCAAAAGAGTGTCCATATCCACCTCGCTCCCGCATTGACCGAGCGGGCCGGGGTTCAGCAGCGGCGTGCTGCGTCGGTGATGTGTACAGAATACAATCACCCCTTGCTAGCGTCAAGCCTCCTGCTGGCCTCCGTGATCCTCGGCTGAGCTTCATGCGGAGCGGATTGCCGAATGGCAGGGGCCAGTGTAGGAAGTAGGGGTTCAAGATTCAACCCCCTATTCGTACGGATTCCGACAAAGGGAAATCCCCTGATGCCGCCCGTCCTGACGGCGAATAAAAGCAGGTAGGGATTCCAGTGGGGATTAGTGGGGGTTAGTGGGGATTCGGTCCTCCGCGCATAAAATCACCCGCCATTGCTGACGGGTGAAAGGTTCGGGCGGTGATTGATTCCCGCTGTCAGCTAATGCACGCTGACTTAAAGGTGCCAGGAAATCGGCCAAGAGCAGGCCCGCGTGTCAGGCGCGGTTTGCATAGCTACTCTGTCTCCCAAAGTCCCAGGTGGGCACGTCCCTTCCGTGCTGCCGAACCACTCGAATCATAAGGCTCGGCGGGCGGGAGGGGAAGATGCTATAATCGTGGGCATGGGAACTAAGCTCAAACTCGCCGAAGTCGTCTTGCAGGAAATCGGCTCCACCAAGGAACGCCTGTGCCACGCCGTGAGCGATGCCGATATGTGGGCCGTCACCCAGTCGCTGATAGAGGACGTGGAAGCTTTGGCGAGAATCGTCTTGGAGCAGCAGCGGATCATTGATAACCTGGCAGACAAGGACCGATAAGCCGCCACTTATGCGTGGGGAAATCGGGCTAGAGCCCAATCTTCTTACCCGCCTCATTCAACGCTTCCTGTCTCTCAGGGCAGCCTCCGCAGCCGCTCCCGCCGAACATCCCCCGCACCCAGGCCACCCCCTCCTGCGTGATCCCAAACGCCGCGAGTCCATACTTGACGTAATCGCCCAGGCCCGGCTTGTCGCAATTGCGGAAGCATCTTTCCAGTGGTGAGGCCGTTGGCGCGGGAGACGTGAATCCGCAGCGTTTGCAGCAGACCTTGCGGCGGCCCGCGGCGTCCGGATCTGAGGCATTTTCAAACTCGCAATTCATACGGCGTCCACCGTGCAAGTAGCCGTGGAGAAAGTGCATTGCGGCCCGGCCACGGACAGATAGGGAATGTCGAGTGCCACGTAATCAGAGCAAGAAGGAGTCGCCCCCCAAGTCTTGCGAAACTCTCCCCACGCCGGATTCGCATTCTCAAAGCCGCATCCGATGCCAAACGTAAAGCCCTTCCCCTGAATGATGACGGTAGTTTGGAGGTCAACTGAATCGGAAAGTCGCACGCACACTCCTGTGCAAAGAGCAGGGCAGCCGTCGATCAGCGTCGTATTCGTGTACTGCCAAAAGCATGTCTGTCCGCCGAAGCCCGTGCATGTAGTTGTAGCAGCCGTCAGAAAATAAGTGCCGTCGAAGTTCGCGCACGACGTGCATGTGCCGTTCGTGGTTCCAGCAATGACGACTTGGAAAGAAGAGGCGGGGGTGCATTTGCACGGGTCGCAGCAGCAATGCGTGAACAGCCCAACGGCCCCGCTGGCGAGCATTGTCCATAGAAGCAGCAAGAGCCAGTCCACTGTTAGCACTCCCAGGGGGCCACGAGCCATTCCCCGTTGCGACATCCGATACTCGCATATTTGCTCGCGGTCATTGCCGCCCCTAGCGCCGTCGCCGTGACATTCATTGTGGAATCTTCCCAAGCGTCGGTAGTCTCGTTTCGCCGCCAGACTGACACCGTCCCGCTACTCCCCTTGGTAATCGCCCCGTCCGCTTTGCCGATAAGTTCGTTGACGACGTATTGAGTAGCGACGGTTCTCTTGACAGGACTTGAGCCCGTGTTGCCGCCTACAATGACGAATCCCCAGTGATTTTTTCTGAGCGTCCAGGCGGCATCTTGCGGCCCCCACTCTTCTCCGATAGCTGGTGTCTCAGAATCGTCGTAAAGCACGTGTGCAGCGTGGGTGAGGTACGTCCCCCATCCGTCCGCTGAAGTGGCAATGTCGGTCGGCCCGTTCACGAGATAGACGCGCTGGAGCGTCGTGTTCGGCTTCGCCACAGTCACCCGCCAGGCGTCGTTGACTGTGGTAACGCCAGTGATCCGCATGACTCCCCAGGCTGGAATCGTTGCGCCAGCGTCATTATGAACCCGAATTCTGGCAAGCTCGGCTCGCTGCTGGCGAATAGCTTTTTCGCTGGGCCATAGATTGCCGGATTCAAACGCGCGAAGCATCGCGGCCAGGCGTTGATCCTGGCTTGGCGTGATTCCGAGGGCGTTTGGTTCGGGCATTTGCTTGCTTGACTTTTCACAGGTGGAGAATCAAATTACGGTTATGAAAACTCTCATCTATCTGCCCGTGGTTTTGGCTGTCGTCAGTGGGATGTTCTTGGCCGGAGCCGTCGCAGGAGCCTGTGCCGTTGATCTGCTTGCCTTAGCCCTTGGTTCCTAGCAGCAGTTCCACTGCTCCCACCAGTCCGATAACCGCCGTCGCCGTCGCCGCGTCATTCACCAGCACGGTCAAGCGGATGTCGAGCGTATCGCCAGGGAGTAGCGTGGTTGCGGTGATGGTGAAGTCTTTGCTTGCCAGCGTGAGCGAGTTGAACGAAGTCGCCGAGGTCGCGCAGATGTCGCTGCCGATGTCCGCTCCGTCGCCGCTGCGGTAACATTCGATGTCCACCGTCGCCGCCGTATCGGCAACCGTCGTTTTCATCTTCGCCCAGACGCGGACCTGGCACGTCTGGCCAGCGACGTAGGAGCAAGGAAGATTCACCGAGACGCGGGCATAGTTTGAGGTCGAGCCAGCGGCCTTGAGGTCGGCGGTTTGCAGCGATGGGGAGTTTGTTGCAAACGTCCCGCCAACGAGGGCGAGGTCATTGCTTGAGCTGGTCCCCGGCAGGACCGTTTGAAATGCGTCATGGATACGAAAGTCGCCAAGCTGAATCTTGTGGCGCTCGGTGGCTTGCGTGAGATTCGTGCGTGCGATTCCAGGCACCACGGAGCCCGTGTAGGTTACGTCGCCTTGAACGAGGATGCCGTCATTGAAAACTGCGGCTGGCATTGTCGATTTCCTTATATTGTGGCCGGTGGCAGGATTGCGTTTAGGTCAGTGGGGAGCCCGAGCGCATACAGGTCGCGCTCAGGGTAAAATCTGAACCGCTTGAACTGCGGAGTTGTCAGGTCAACCAGGGCAATTCCATCTTGCGTCCCAGTTCCTAGCCTCTCTTCGTTATCAAGGAGTCCCTGTCGCGGGTTGCCGTCTTCGTCCAGGAAGGTTTTCTTCTTGCCGGCCCCTTCGGCGTGGCCCGTCTCGGTGTAGTAGTGGAAGCCGGCGTCCAGCTTGATGATGTCCCATGTATCGGGGTCCAGCCCGATTTCGTATGTACACCACCAAATTTTCTTTTCGATGCTGTTGACGGTTCGGTACTCTTCCTCTGACGCCATGCTCATAATCTTCGCGCACCGTGGCGGCACTGGCCCCCACATCGAATCGTTCACGGCATCGCGGTAATACATCAGTTTGGGGAGCGAGAGGCCGCCAGGCTCAACACGCTTGATAGTGACGACTGGAAACGACACTTCCCCTTCCGGTGCGGGGTCGAAAGCCTCGCCAAAGGAATTGGCTATGAGAGAGAGGAATACCTTTTTCTGCCCAGGCTCGTTTGGGTCGGGGTCTGTCGCCTGGCCGTTGGCGTCCACAACCTGAGCCCGTACGCCGGTTAGCGCCTTCTTTTTCTTCTCCCAGCGTACGGACATCTTTGGCCGCAGCTCGTTGTCCGTCGGCTCGTAATCGCAGAAGACGTACCATGTGTGGCGGTCCTCTTGCTGGTCAGCACGGCGACGAACGCAAAAAGAGCGGCTGTCTTTGATTAACAGCCCAGCAATGCCGGATAGAAGCGGTTGGTACTCATCTCCAATCTGCGGAATGATGCCAACGGAAAACTGCCAGATGTATTCCTGTTCGATGCGGGCTTCGTCTGTGATGACCTGGAAAATGCGCGTGTGGGCCTTGAGCCCGGTTCGCTCTTCGACGCCGCCACGCCCGCGATGAATTTCACTGATGCTGGTGATTGGCATTAGAAGCTCGCTACTCCTAAGACCATCGGGGGACGGGACATCCACATGTTGAGCGTCTTCTCAAGAATCAGCTTCATTTCTCGCTCGTGCCTTGCGGATTCAATCGCGGCTTTCTCGGCGGCGGTCAGATTCGTAGTCCCCGCGTTGATAATCCGAGCTGCTTCCTGAGAGTCTTTTGCTGCGCCAGTGCCGCGGAGGCGTGTTTCCATGCCGCCGAATTCGCCAAGCTTCTTGCTACTACCCTTGCCGCCCGGCTTGCCAGCCTCAGCCAGTCTCGCCCCTAGCCAAGCGCCGGCACCACCAAAGACGCCGAAGCCGCTGGCGACTTTAATCATCGACTCCCACCGCGCTGCCCCTAGCAGCAGTTCGGAGTTCATTCTGTCTAGTGCGGTCGTGAGATTGAAAATCTGCTGGTTAAGCAGCGTCATGGGGTCAACGCCGAGTGTCCGCATTTTGTCTGACCATTTCTCAGTTCCGTCGATGGCCGTGTTTAGCAGGTGCTCGATAGCCGGCGAGAGGCGGGCCACAATCTTGTCTGTCGTGGCCTCCAAAATGAAATTGAGCTTCGACCATGCGTCATTCATCTTTTCGACGTTACGGGCGTCGATGTCTGAAATCCCCAAGTCAAACCGCTTGATGAGGTCCGCCGCTTCCTTGAATGCCTTGCCGCCTTGTTTCAATAACGGGAGCAACTTTGCGCCGGACTTGCCAAACAAATCCATCGCGGCCCGCGCTTGCTCGGCGGGGTCTTTGATTGCCGCAATCGCTTCGGCTTGCTGCAAGAACCGCTGGTCCAAGCTCATCCCACCAGAGCCAATTTTCTTGCTCATGTGGTCGATGGCTTGCGTCAAATCCTCCAAGCCAAGGCCGGCCATCTTCGCCCCAAGGGCCGCGGCTTGAATCGTCTCAAAGGAAGTGCCGAGCCGGTCAGCCACCTTGCTCATGGAGTCGATGCGTTCGGCACTGGCCGAAAATGCGTCGATGGCTTTGTTGACAGCACCGAACGCCGCCGCACCTATCGCAGCCCCAGTAATCAGCTTTCCCAGCGAGCCAACTACGCCGTTGACGCCGGACTTGATGCCCGTCGTGTCAGCGACAAACTTAATCGCCAGCGTTGCTATGTTGACTGCCATCTTTGTTTACCGCCGCCGCATCAAGTGCAGCACACATTTCCTCTAGCGACTTCTCCGAGGCTTCGCAGGACGGGAAAAGTTCTCTGAGCGTCCCTTTGAATCCCATGCTTGCCGCGATTGCCCAAACACCGAAGTCTTTTCGCTCCTGCCCGATCCGTTCCAACCTGCTGAATGCTTTTAGCTCTTCCCATTCGCGGGCCGTCATTCCCTGCTTGAGTTCTCGGATTGACCTGTAGCCGAGACTCAGGGCAAGCAGCAACTCGTCACGCCGCTTGCCCTCTCTCAGTTTTTTACGATCTCCTCTACCTCCACTTCCCCGATGCCGTTGAGCTGCGACGCCGCGATGTACAATCGCTGAACTGCTTTGGTGCTCTTGCCGGCCAGCTTCTCGGCGGCTTCCTCAATCTGGCCTGGCGAGTAGGCAAACTTCCGCGCTTCGTCGCACAACGCGGACGCCACGGCGAAGGAACGGAAGCGGCGATTGTTCTCTTGCTTCCGCTGCTCCTTATAGGCGTTCCACGGCACCCAGAGCCGGTCGTCTTGCTCATCAGCGGTCATCTCCGCAATGCAGCAAGTCACCCCTTCGCCGAGTTCCGGCGTCGGGACAATCCGCACATTCAAGGTCGGTTCTGCGTTCAAAAGCTCGGCGCTAAACTGGGGCACAAACAATTTCCTTTCGATGCTCTGGCCACTCGCAATTCCCATCGAGGTACTGAGTCGCCCACAGTCCTAGATGGCCGGTGTGGTTGGCGCAGTGTTCGATGAGGTAGCAGTGAGTGGTTCCGTCTTTCAAATCCGTCAGAATTTCGCACCGCCCGTTGTAGGTCTTGGGTAGTCCCGCCAGCGGGCGGAGTTCGCAAGCGCCGCCGACAAGGCAGCACGCACCACAGCGATTGCATGGGAGGGTTGCCTGCGGAAGTTCCATTAGCCCCTCGTAATCGCCGTGGTGAGCTTGATGGTCACGGCCCGGTTCATTACCGTCTTGCCGTTCAAGGCCGGCGGCGCGAGGTTCTTGATGTAGCCCGTGAAGGTCCACGTCTTTGAGCTTGTGAGGTTCGCAAACGTGATGATGTTTGACGCCGTCGTGTAGGCGATTAACGCCGCGTCGAGAATTTCGTCGGTGTCCGCCCCCGGCGTCCAAATGTAGTTCAGGGTCAGCTCGCCGGTGTTGTAGGGACGGCTCGGCAAGAACTGCTCGAAGGTCGAATCGAGCGTGGTCGTGTCCACATCGCTGCTGATGGCCAGCGTTGGCGGCGAAATGTCGATGACCTGCGTGACGGTCGTAGCCGCCCAAGACCACGTAATCCCCTGAGCAACTTTCTTTTCCTGTGCGATTGCCATGTGAAGTCCCTTATGGTTTGGAAGCGAGCCGAGCCGCCTCTGCGTTTGCAAACTGGCTGATTTTGCTGGCGAACTTGGCTTGTGCTGCCGGCCCCGCTGTCCGTGCCGCCGCTGCCAAGTCGCCGTGTTTCTCTTCGGGGAAATGGGAGTAGCGGGAAGGCCGCATCGTCTTGGTCCCTGCCGCCTTTGCCGTGGCCTTCGCCTTGGCGGAAAGCACCTTGGCCCCTCGCTTAGTCCGCACGCCCGTTAGTCCCTTACCGGCCCCCACAAGTCCCCAGGCTGGCTTATCGTGGTGAGCGGGGTTGCGGGAGGCTTGGGGAACGCGAACCTTCACCCGTTGACTCTTGGCGAGCAGGCCGGTCTTGGAGTGCCGCCGCAAGTTGCTGACGACTTGGTTCTTGACGACGCCCAGGGCCGCGTTAAGGGCGACACGAGTGCCGCGCGTCTGGACGCCATGAGCGAAGCCGGATAGCGCCCGTAACGCTTGGGGAACGCCTTGGAGGGTGATGTTCACGGGAACACCTCCAACTGCATGTCAGAGGTGAAAATGCGTTCGGCGGCGTTGATTTTTACGTAGTCGTCTTTTTGGTTCTGACAGAACAAGGTGGCCGTTCTACTTCCAAACGTCGCCTTAACGGCCTTGTGGCAACGAGTCCTGACGAGCGTAGCGAGTGCAGCGGCTTCCTTGATGTTCCTGCCGCAGCATTCCAGGTCGAAGATAACCTTGTCTGGCGGGTCGCCTATGGCATCGTCCAGGCAGTCAAACTGCTCGTCGCCATCATCAGCACGCACGTACCAGATAAACGGCACGACAGGAGTTTCCGGCACGTAGTTTTCGTGAATGCGCGTACCTACTTTTGCGGAAATCGCTGAGTCCGATTGCAAGTAGGTCTTTAGGTCAGCATCCACCGTCGCCATTACTTCGCCTCCGTCGCAATTACCACTTCCGTGCCGCCGTTCTCTCCCTCGTTGATCTCCTCGATGCGGAATGTCCGGTTCTGTGTTGTCCCGTCGTTCATCAGCCGCTTCTCAAATGGGTCAATCAAATAGTCTTTTGGCGTAACCTGCCTCAGCGGGTCCGCGTAGTATTCAAATTGGTATGTTCCAGACGGCCAGTCGGTATGAGCAACTTCCGTCTTGGTTCCACCTATATGCGTCCTGCTACAGGGAACCATTCTCCGCACGCAGGTATCCTGCCCCTGCAATCCGCCAGTTTCGTCGGTGGCCTCGGTAGGCCGCATGACGTTGACGACGTCAATAAAACCTCTCACGAGTAGTTATTCCATTTCAGGCCGTCGATTAACGATTCGTAAGCCATCGAAATATCTGGTGCGATGGTTCCAACCGTCACAATTCCTCGATTTTCAAACCAGTGGCTGATGAGCAACTTGCAGGCGTGCTTGGCCTGAGCCGGCACCGTCGCCTGAGTTGCGTAACCAGCCGTGACCGTGATCGTGATGCCGTTTACGTCGCTCCGATTCACCGGCCACGTTTCGTTGTAAACCAGCTTCACAATCGGGCAGACGGTGTACGTGTCCAGGCTGTAATAGCTGGCGGACCATGTTTGCGTCGTGCCGGCAGTATCCGGGTAGGTAATCGAGCTGATGGCAGTAATCGGCCTGATGCTCGGCAGCTCAAACCAGTCAGCGTTTGCGGGAAAGTCGTTCCGCTTGGTGACATAGGTTCCCGTGCAGCAGACGATTCCAGCGTCTCGCTCCACCGTCTCGCGGGCGGTCTTGATGAGGTCGAAGAGGTCCAGGTCGTGAGCGGTATTGGTGCCGAGGTTGCATTGCCGGCGCACTTCGTCCATCGTCACCGGCTCGAAGGTCGGAACCGCCGAGCGAACCCACTTCGTTGATGGATAGGTTGCGAGCACGCTTACGGCCTGTAGTACAGGATGATTTGCCCGGTCTTGGAGTTGCCAGCGTTGTTGACGGTGACCGTCAGCTTGTCGCAGACGACTGGCCACGCTCCCACTCGCCCAGTCCCCGCTGTGTCCTCCAGCGGGAGATAGGTTTCCAGCGAAGTCGTTGTGTGGCGGGCAATGAGGGCGGCAATCGCCACATCGTCCATATGAATCGAGAGGTCCACACCCTCTTCGTCCGTCAGAACAACGTCCCAGTTGGCGGTCGGAGCATCGGAGCCAGGGTCCGTGACGATCTTGATAAGCTCGCCGGAAATCTTAGTCGTGGTCCCGGCTACCGATCCGGTCGTGTCATCCGTGACAAAGTCGGCAATCACCTTGCGGATGCTGCCGCTGGAATCTGCCCCAACGCCATCGACGTAGGTGAACGTCATGCTGCTACCGGCCATGCGCCACTCCTAGCGAAGTTGGAAGATGCGATAACCCATGATGTGCATGATGGGGTCGTTGGTTCCTGCGGTCTGACACACAAACGACGGGTAGATAGCGACAACCGGAATGTTCGCCGTCGCCGTGTTAGTCCCGGTCAGAACGCCGTTGATGTATTGCTCCACTTCCGTCACGCCGTTGACGTAGAAGCCGAGCTTGATGTAGGTGTCTTCGGCAATCGTCGCCGCCGCGCGGGTGGCTCCGGCCCCGGCCTTCTCCCCGGTGAATAGCAGCACGCCATCATCGGTCACGCACTGCCAGCCGATATGGTTTGCCGAGCTGTTGGCGCTGGTGGCAATCAGCGTGGTGTCCAGTTCGGACAAGCCCACGAACAATTCCACCTTGTCAAAGGTGTCCACGATCTTGATTTTGAATTCGGCCCAGATATGCTTCCCAGCCGCCGGAATGAAGCACGCCTTGTTGTGCTGTAGCGTGGCCCCCTGCGTATCGGTGGTGCTGTTGCAATCGAGCAGCAAAGTACCAGGGGCCGCCGTGCTGATTGCCGCCGTCCCCGCCGTCGCCTGAGTCAGAACGTAATCCCCGGTCGTGGCGGCGGCATCGTACGAGTGCCACCGCTCATCAAGCAAGAAGCCCATCATGGGGTCGTGAAGGTACTCCATCAGCGGACACGTTTTCCACAGATTTCCGGAATAGCCAGCCGACAATGAGGGGTCGTAATGCGACACGCGACGGCTGCCGGGGTCGGTATATCCTCTTGACGCCATGAGTAGCTCCTTGTGGTAACGAGGCTCGTGCCCCGGCGAATGGAATCGCGGTCAAAACACGATTAGGTGAGGGCCGTGGCGGGAACGTCCTGCGCGTAGCGAGCACCTTCAAACAGGATGATGATGCCGCCCAGCCGTGGAGAGTCAGTGCCTTCAACGCACTTCAGGCAGCAATACTTGTAGCCAGTGTCCCCCAGCTCCTCCACGTCCACCTCGATCCAGTAAATCTGATTCGAGCCGGCGGTGCTGAGAAACCCAGACGTGGTTGCGGCGGTGTATGCCCCTTCCACGTCGCTAGTGCTCATCACCTTGTAGCGGAACGGGATTGCCGTGCTGTTTGTCGGCGGGTCGGCGGTATCGTCGCCGGCCAGAACCGTGAACGTGCTGGTCCCTGTCGCGCCCACGCCGTGGTGAGCGAGGAAGATGATTTTGCTATAGCCCTTCGTATTCACCACGTCGCTGTAGACGGTGGAGGCGAAAGCATCGGCCACGGCGTTTAGCCCAATGGCGAAATGAGTAATTTGAGCCGGCATGTCAATTCTCCGAAATGGTTGCGTTTACGGGTTAGGCGCGGGTGTCGAGTTTGACGAACGGGCTCTGCGTAGCCGAGCCCTTGAACGGCGTGAGAGCCGAATTCCAAACCGGCTGGGCGTCGTAACGGTAGATAAACCGGAACGTGTTTTCGTTCGTGGTGAAGCGAACGTGAATCGAGCTGTCCGCCTGCATCCCGCCCTTCTCGATTCCGAGCATCTGGGTAAAGTCCACCAGCATGATGTCACCCGTGGTGCCGAGCGTGGCACAGTATTCCACGGGGATAACCGGACGGCCCTTGATGCGGGTCACGCCCTGCTCATCAGTGCGAATGAAATTCGCCGGAATGCCGGAGGTGCCCACTGCGTGGTAGAGAAGGTCCAGTTGCGGCTCCACGTCTTGATTGACGATCCAGACCGCGTTAGCCCGCGAGCGTGCCCAGAGCCGCGCCCACATTTTGATGAGGTTTTCGTACTTGACCGTGGCTGCGTCCTGATTGGTTTCCTTGGCCACGCTAACTACGGCCCCGCTGTTGAGCACACCGAGCGGCTTGCCGGCTCCGTCGCCGTTCACCAAGGAGTCTTCCTTCATGAAGTTCATTTCCTCGCTAAAGGCTTGCGAGAAAACGGAACCAACCGCCGATGCGTCCTGCAAGAGGCGATTCGTGACGTAGGCCAGGCCGATGAGGTCTTTTAGCTCAAGTTCCATTTGGCGGAACTTGGGCTTCTTGGCGGTCGCGGCGTCGGCTTCAGCTCCCCAGTAGACTTGGACGCCACCCCAGCGGGAGCCGGTTGCCCGACTGGTTTCGTCCACGGCGAGAATCTTGAGCCCGTCGCTATTGGCTCCGATTTGGATCGTCCGCACTTTGGAAGCAATCTGCCCGATGTCGTTCATCCGGGTCAGAAGTTCCGAAGCGAAGTCCTTTTGAATGAGGTAGCCGCCGTCGCTAGGGACGTTGGCCACAGCTGCCCCGGTCGCGGGGGCCAGGCTTTCCCACTTGAGGCGGTTGTCTTCGCGGCCAGACATGGCCACGCCTGCGATGGCCTGGAGCTGCTCGCCCAGGCTCTTGAACGCGGGCGGGGCAACGGGGTCGATGCGGGTGACTGCCAGCGTATCGGGCTGGGTCTGCCGCCCGCCGCTCTTGGTCAGGTCCGCGGCGAGGGTTTCGGTCGCAGCGTCAAGGCCTGCATCGCCTTCCTCGGATTCGATTTCCGTGGAGAGCGTGGCGGCCTCGGCGAGATTCGCCTTGATCTTGGTCCGCTCAACTTCGCTATAGGGTCGATTGGCAAGCTCGCGGGCCTTTTTGAAGGTCGCGTTTTCCTCTTGCAGAGCGGAACGTCGCTGCTTTTTTTCGAGAATGGTCGGCACTTTGAAAGCCTCCGTCATGGGGGCCAGTGCCAAAAGTAAACGCCAAGGGGCTTAGGACCACTGGCCCAGTTGTGAGACTGGGAACCAGATAGCCGGAAGCCGCTTGGCGTCTTACGCTCTATCGTCGTGTTGAATTGTGAACGGATTTCTCCGCCGCTGATGTAACCTTATTCGATTCTGCCGCTTGAGTTCAAGGCTTTTGTACCAAACTACCGCTGCGATATTTCTGCACGGTGCTCTTGCTCAGGCCCAGCCGAGCGGCCAGCTTGCGTACAGATTCCACCCGCTGTTTGATTTCCAGCCGCAGGACCATCGGCAATGGCTTGCCTCGTTCTGCCATCACTTCCCCATTTCTATTTCCAGGTCCAAATCTTCGTCCTCGTCTGGCTCCGGCTTGTCCGGATCCGCCGCAAGACACTCCGCTGCCTGCTCCGTCGATAGCCGCGACGGGAGGAATGCATCGACCGATTCCCCCTCGCCAACCACGTCGATGCTGGCGAGCTTCAGGGGCCGCCAGACGGGATTATCTCGTGAGAGGCCGTATTCCTTCATCGCGTCCAAAACGAGCGATGAGCCGAACGCCCGCGGGTCATCTTTCGCCAGCGCCATGACGTACTTCCCGATTGGCCCGTTTGGGTTGTCCTCGAAGGCTGTTGGGCTCAAGTGGAGGTCTGCTAGTACCGCTTGCGTCGATGTTCGCCTGCCATCCCGAACAATCGGCACGTCGGCAATGCGTGGATTCCTGGCACGCCCTAAGAGCATCCCTATCCGGTGCATGTGCTCGCCCGGCTTGGCGTGGCCGTAGTAGGAATGGAGCCCGGCGGGGTCTGACTGGATAAGCCGGACGATGCTTTGCAGCGAACGGTCGTCAAACTTGCCGCGCCCTGATGTTTTGAAATCTCCGGACTGCGCGACGACGAAGCCCCGGATAACCTTGGCCTCTTCGTCCACGGCTAGAGTTTCGATTCCGCTGGTCGTGATGCTGAGTTGTTCAAGTTCCATTGTCATAGAGTCACCGTCGCCCTTTCTTCGTGCCACTTGGAAACGCACTCATCGACCTTGGCCGGGAGCTCCTCGGCCTGGCAGTCCAAGAGCGCGTCGAGTTGTTTGATGGACTCCGCCGTATGCGTGCTGGCCAGAGTCTTGACCACGGCCAGAGCTTCCCGCCCGTCACCCGCTGCCGAAAGATAGACCGCCACCGGGTCCAGCAGGTTTCGCTCTAAGGTGGTTGTGTGCTTGCCGTAGAATTCGCGGAGCCGGCTGTCAAACTTCGTCGCCTTCTCAGCCACACGCTTGACGGCGTTCACCTCCACGGAAAGCATCCGGCTGAAGGTTTCGTTGATGCGGGAGACGGCCTGCGTCGTCACCAGCACTTGCAGCTTCGCGTTGTCGCTGGCCAGCGTTTCAATCTTCGCTTGGAATTCCTGTCGCAAGCCGTCCACGTCGATGTTGACGGTGGTGGAGAGTTCCGGGTCGTCTGCCGGCTCTTTCGCAGGCGCGGCTGGCGGTTGCGGTCCCTTGGCGGCCATATCGACGGGAATCATGGCCTGCTGCACGAAATGGATCTTCCCCGCGCCGCCGGGGATGGGGTTCTCTTCGTCCAGTGCCCGCCATTCGTCCAGATTGATCTTGCCGTTAAAGAACTGGTCTTTCAGTGCCGCCGTACGACTGGCGAGGTCGCCACGCTCCAGGGCGTCCACAACGTGCCGAGCGAAGAAACGCTTCTGCTCGTTCTCCGTCAGCAGCTTGCGGTTGATCTCCTGCTCCCAAAGCACAAGCCACCGCATCAGGCTGTACTTGACGAATTCCAGGGATAGATGCTCGATGTTGGAATAGGTCGCGCGGAGCAAGTGGCCGATAAGATGCGGCGGCACGCCGTACCAGCGGGCCACGTCCTCAATCGAGAATTGACGCGACTCAATAAACTGCGAATCCTCGGCGGAGAATTGCAGGGCGTGGAGCTTTGTATCCTTGGGCAGAATCGCCGGCTTGCCATTGTTCGCCGGCCCGCCGTGAACCTCCATCCATTGCCGCCGAAAATCCTCGCGGTCTTCCTTGGATTTGAAATTCATTCCCTCGATGGTGTAGCTGGGCCGCCCGCCGTTTCCGAAATAGCTCGCAGCCTGCGTCTCTTCCGCGATGCCGGCCCCGATAGTGAGGCGGGCTTGCGTCACCACGCCGATTCCGATAATCCCGTCCTCGGAAATCGGGCTGGGGACGTGCAGCATGTTCTCGGCTCTGATTTTCGTCTTGCTCCCGTCGTCATTGTTGACGAGATACACGATTTTCCCGTGCTCGCGGACGATGTTTCGGGACGGAATGCGGCTCGCATGGATGGGCCAGAGGTTGATCGGTGTCCCTCCGTCGTCTCGTTCGATCTCCGAATAGGCGTTGCCACGGTTGACTTGCTGTGCCGTCCGCGACGAGCGGTACATCATGCTCGTCATTTCGGGGTTTGGACGGCTATGAATCAGGCGATAAACCGGGTGATAATCGGCGATTTCCGAGCCGCCTCCGCCCAATTTCTTGAATAATTTGAGCGGAAGCATACCTTCTGAGGAAGAAAGTAGCATCGTCGCCGCCCAACACGCCGAATAGGTCAACGCCTTGGCCTCATCAACAACAATTCCGGACGCCGAGGGCTGATTCGCCGGGTTGTACCAGAAATCGTCGGTAGGCCCAGGCGATAGCTTGCTAAACCCGAAAAAGGTCGTCAGTTCCATCATTTACCCCTTATCAGGCTCACGGCCAGAGTCAAAGATGCCACGATGCCGCCAACAACGATGAGCGCCCACGGTGGAGACAGCAACCAGACGCCAGTACCTATGGTGAGGATCGCGGCGACGAAGACGATGAGGTTCGTTTTCATAACGTCACCCCATCGGCTGGATTCCAACAGTTAGATTCCGCCGTGCTCGCCTTTGCCACGGCCATGATTGCCGTCACAATGCCGTCGATTTTCTTGGAGCGGTCGTCTGGTTTTTTGAGCAATCCGTTGCGAGGGTTCTTCGTGGCGTTTTGGACGTGCCAATTGAAGCAGGGGTTATTCGGGTGCTCGATTCGCCTGCCGATCACGTCCGCTTCAAACCGCAGCATCGGCTCAAGGAATTCGCCGGGCGTCTGCAAAAAGGGCTCCACTTCCATCAGGTAGTCATCCTGCAAGTCCTGCGCTAAGTTTTCCGCCCGATGCCCGTCGTAAAACGCGCTTATGAGTCGGAACTTTTGCTGAAGCGTTTCGCCGATGAACTTTCGCAAATAGGGAAGGTCAGTCGTATTGCCGCCGAAAATATGAACATGTCCTCCACGCTCCCATTCTCGCCACGGCTTGTCTTTGGAGTTCCTGGCAGCGGCCTCCGACGTGAATAGATACGGCCAGAGGCGATAGCGTTCATTGGGGAGCTGGAACGCCAGCACGATGGCCGTCATGTCGTCTGTAAATCCAAGGTCGAACGCCCAAAAGCACTCCAGGCCCAGCAAGTCCTCTTCCCGATAGACGGCAGCACAAGCCGCCCAGTCGCTCATCTTGAGCCACGGATTTGACGACGCTTGCCAGACGTTGAGGCGGTACATCTTGAACGTCACCAGGTCGTCAATCTTTCGCTTGCTGCGGTCGTAATCTGCGCGGATTTCTTCCGGGTCAATGGTATGGCCCCAGGCCGGATTGGCAGCCTTCGCGTACTTCTCAAAATCCTTGTCTAGCTGCTCATCAGTCACGTCCTGCGGCGCTTCGTAGACTGCGGCGAAGAGTTCCTCGTCATGGTTCATTCCTGCGAGCAAATCGCGGCAGTAGTCGCAGCGCTCCTTGCCGTACCCATCGGGGTTATTGCCCGCTGTCGAAAACTCTAAGAACAGCGGCTCGCTCCGGCTGATACCGGCGCGGCTGATGATGTCAACGAATGCCCGATCCACCACATGGGTTTCGTCGATGAGTACCGAGCCGTTCAAGCCTTCCTTGCTCTTTTGCGTAGAAGCATTGGAGCTGGAAAGGGGGTACATAATCGAGCGGCTAGGTTGGTGGGTAATTTGCAGCGTGCTCATGTTCAGTCTGCAAACACCTCCACGCGGGTCTTCCGGGTCGTACAGTTCCGGGCATTGGCGGAGCATTTCCACGGTATGCGTTGCGGCATTTTTTCGAGCCTGGTCCCCATCCTTGGCGGCGAGGAACACCTTCTGGCCTGGCTCACCGTCGCCGCAAAGGAGATACATCCCATTGGCCGCCAGCGTGGGTGACTTCTTTTGCTTTTTCGGAATCCAAATAGAACCCTGCCTGAAACGTCGGCAATGTCGCTGCCATCGCTCGCGGAACTTTACCCAGCCGTACAGCCGCATGTGAACTTCGTACTGCCAGTCAATCGCATGGCCGTTGCGAACGCATTCAGCAAACAGCCGGGCCCGCTCTAGGTGGATCGCCTGAGCAGGCCCAGGGGTTCCGTCCTCAAGCCAAAACTCATCTTCTGTAGCGTAGAAATCGGAATGGTCGCACTCGTGGCAACCGTGCAAAATTACCGGATTGCCAGCGTAGCCCTCGCCCTCGTACAGCTTGCAGTACCTCTCGATCCACCAGACGGTATAAGCTCCGCGCACAAGGTCGATATAGCAGCCATTAGCGGCGGCGCGTTCGTCGCCTGCGTTGCGAATCCAGAGCTTTGTTACTTCGTCAATCATGCTGTACGCGGTCTAGCGGCGACTCCCTTCTTTGCTTCGGCTGGAACCTTCAAGCCGGCGAGGTCTGAGGCGCTTAGACCGAACTTGGCAGCGGTTCTCTCAAATGCCGCCCAGAATCCTAGAGCCCGAACCGCCACGTTCTTGTCAGTGGGGTCACGCTCTAGCTTCTCATCGCACACCCGCCAATGGCGGAAGTTGCGGCACATGCCGGCGAGCAAAAGCGAGTCCGATGAGCCAGCCAGTTTGCGGCGAATCAGGTCGGGAACGACTTGATCCCACACCGCCGAGTCAATCTCGCCAAGCCAAGCGGGCTTCGCTGGCTCACCCGATGGAGGCGTAGCGTCGGCCCGACCAGCGTGGCGGTCCTTGCGGTACGTGCCAGCCAGCTTTAGTGCGGGCGTCGGAATCGGTTTTCTGCCTAATGCCATAAAAAAGGTTCGTTTTGACAAAAAATGTGCGGGGCTCGCCAGCGGTCAGGGAGACGAAGGGCTGCCAAAAAATCGCCGCCCCCCCCCTGCCCTGCCAAATTGGCATAGTGTACAACCATATACATATCACTCACTCTTTAATACTTTCTGATTACTCACCTCTCGCTGTCCTCTTCGTATGGCACGCATCGCACAGGCACAGCACGTTGCTGTGCTCTAGTGCTAGGTCTGGTCTGTCCTTAATCTTCCTCACGTGGTGAACGTCGGTCGCTGGTGTCACCCTTGGCAGGCAGTCTTCGCATAGTGGCCTCTCCCTCAACACTCGCTCCCTGAACTGCTGGTGTCTCCATCCATATCCTCGCTGGGTAGTGGTCTTGGTGTGCCGTCTGTTGGCTTCTGGTCGGTGGGACTTAGGCTTCCAGGGCATCTAGCGTCTCCATTCATCACGTCTAAGGCGTGGGCCTCTCGCTCTGTTGCTATGCCAAGGGCAACACCATCGAACCACTCTTGCGATGGCCAAAGGTCAGTTCCCATACGCCAACACCTCGATTCTGATCCACTCGCCAGCCGCCAATGCGGAGGCTGCGTCTGTAATGACAATCGGGCACATGCCAAGGTCGATCCTAAAGGGCATTGATTTCAATTGGGAATCCTCGGTGGATGCCGTCGCTACTGGCGGGGTAGGTCCGCACAAGGCCGCCTACTGTCTCCTGCCACTTTCCGCTGTAGTAACCTGCTGTATCCACGTCCGCAGCGGCCATTGAATACTGCACTGAGCCCACGATGTAGAAACTGTGCGTACCTGAGCCTGCTCCGGTAATGTCAATCTCCGCTCCGTCGTAGGTGGTTGCCAGCTTAAACGTGTTTGGGCCTTTCTCAATCACGAAATATGGAGTCGATGCGGCCAGTCCAGTCGGAAGCGTGCCTGTGGTGCTGACTACAACTTGGTCGCCGTTTGCTGCCTTGTGGTAATTGGCCGTGATGAGATTAGTAGTCGCATCCGCCGTGAATGTTTGCGTGGGCTGAACCGTTGCCGACTGAGCGGCAACCTTCGTTGTCCCAGTGGCGTCCGCTGTCTTTACGGTGAGCGTGACGGTAGAGCTACTAAGGTCAACGGGTGTACCTTCGGCGGTCTTCAGCACTTGGAAGATTGGCCTGGCTCTATCGCCAACAATGGTTCTGTAGGTCGTTTCCATTTACCCAATCCTCGCTGCGGTTCCGTACGCATCTTCCAGGCGGACTGCTGCGGGGTTGACTGTGCCGGCGACTACAGGCCCGCCACCTCCTAACGCGTTTATGAATAGAAACCAGCCACCCATTAGACCACCTTGCTTTTGAATCCTGAGATACTGATATAAACCGTCGTCAAAGCTCCGCTCACGTCATAGGCTAGAGCAGTATTCGCCGTCGTCTTGAAATAGGGCGTTGCTCCCGCAGGCAGGACAACGCCGCCTGTCGCTGGAATCGGAACCGTGAACAGAATCGCTCCCGCTGCTCCATCTCGGAAGTCGATATAGCCAGCCGTAGACGATGCATTCCAGCAGACGATAGCTGTAACCACATTGCGGGTGCTGGCTGTAGCTCCGAAGTTGGTGAACGCCGTTGATGTGCCATCAGTATTGCTCACCCGCTCGCTGATGAGGTCCGCCAGAGGGAATTGCGGGCGGGTAATCAGAGCTGCGTCTCCATCGCTTACGCAATCCGTGCGGTCAGCGTTTGCGACCATCGTATCGTCGCTGAGAGTTAAAGCTGCGCGAGCCCCGATCTTATGCGGGTTGCCGGCGTCCACTCCATCATGTGCTACGCTACTTCCAGTAAGCGTACTGACCGTAGTCACAGTGGAGCAGGTCGTCACGGTGCCCACGGTTGTCACCGTCGCCAGCGTTTGAGCCGCGGAGAGTCCCACGGTCCATGTACCGCTCTGGCTGGCCGGAACAATGTCGTCCGTGGCAATCGTCACCCGCTGCGTCCCGGTATCTCGCACTCCGGTATTGAGCGAGACGTTCACTCCGCCTTGCTGCGTGATGTTGAAACCGGCTCCGCTGATCGCGTTGTCGATAAGTTGGAGGGCCGTTAAAGCCGCTCCGTCTACTTGAACTGGGAATGTCCCGCCGTTGTCAACGGTTATTGAGTTGCCGCTATCGTTAATCCCTACTTCGTCCCACGTCCCAGATTGCGACACGGCGATTGCAGTCATAGACGCAATCCCCTGCACGGTGAGCACGTTGGCGTTGGCCGTTCCAGCAGTTCCGGTCCCACGAATTGGTAGCGGATTGGTAGCGGACACGTCGCCATCGTTCGTGCCGTCCGCTCCAATCACAATCTTGGAGCGAGGATACTGGACGCCGCCAATGTCATCAGCCGCAACCGTGGAGCCGCCAGAACCCGCATTCAAAGTTACGTTGTCTGCCATGTTATCCGCACCCCATTAAAAGTAAGTTTCCAGAAGAACTTGCACTCACTTCCCCCACCGCCATGAACGGCCATTTGAGCGCCGTGCCAGGGGCCGCCGTAAGATTCACCGTCAACCCGCCGCTGCTAAAGCTGGTGAACGTCCCTGCAATGGCGTTCGCTCCGGTGTGATCCGGCAAGTAGATAAGCTGGTCGTCGCTTTGCGACTGACTATTAACGGGCGTGACGCCCTGCTCTGAACATTGGGAGTTGTGAAATTCAAGCTCACCTTCACCAGCTAGGTCAGGGCGCGAGACGGCAGCGATTCCACTGACGCTTGCCAGAGCACTGCTCGGAACGTCCGTGTTGATCGCTGTGATGCGGCTGGTGAGGAATGCGATTGATTCCGGCGTGAAGGCTGGGGCAGGGTCCAGCGTGATGGCCTGGCTGCCGGTGCTCGTGGGAATCGTGGCGATGCCAACTGCTACTTTCTTCGTGCTCCCATAATCGACGCAGAAGAACGCAAACTCGGCCCCGGCATCACTCCCGTACAGAGTCGTTGTCCACCGAAGCGTAGTGGAGTTTGGAAACGTGAGGTCGTGTTCGGACGAATGGACGGTGGCGCTTTCCAGCGGATCCCAGTGGGGATAAAACGACGTGCTGATATAGCCAGCGTTGTCCGAGGCGGTTGAATCTAAAGCACGCTTGGCAATAGTAAGTCCAGCCTGAGTGACCGTGCCCGCCTTGTCGTTGCCGAAGAAAGTCAGAGTGAACGCTGAAAATCCACCGTGGCCCATCGAACCGCCGTACTGGTCGCCATTGCCGGCTGCGATGATGAGGTTCGGCTCAAAGCTGATGGTCTGGTCAACCGAGTTCCCCTGCACGTCGCTGGCGGTGACTACGTATATTTTGGTCTGAACATTCCCGGCGAACAGCAAGACGTGAAGGAATTGAGCCGTGGCTGGCGGGTCCACCATATTGAACCGCAGGCCGTCTGTGATCTTGGAATTGAGCGTGATCCTCGCTGTCTCGATACTTGTTGGTGAAGCGTTCCGCCCGATGGCATTCCAGCAGTAGGCGCAGTTCTCGCTGTGGGCATCGGTGTTGGTGGACTCACCGTGGCTCATTCGGTTGGCGTGGGCGATTTGCTCGGCCACTCCGGAAGCAACGGCAGTTCCGGTCCCTGTCACGAAGCCATAGCACCACTGAGCATCATCGACGGGAGTCCCATCGGCAGCGGCATTGTTGCCCCAGACAATGGCCCCGCGTATTTGCTCGGCCACTCCCAGGCCGGGAACCGTCACGTCAAACGTGGTGACGCTCGTCGGCATGGACACCCGGACCAAGACGGGAGCGATGCGGTAATACACTACGTTAATCGTCAGGGCGATGGTGTCGTTCCCTGCTGGATTCGTCGCCGTCACCGTAACCAAATACGTGTTGTCCGTGTTGGCGTCCGTGGGCGACTCGTAATTCAGAGCGACGGCTGCCGTGAGAATGCCGGTCGAGGAGCCGATGGAGAATCGGGCGGCATCGGTCCCGCTGAGTGAGTACGTGACGCCCGTCCCCGTCGCCGTGATGGTGGCAACCGCCGTCGTCACAAGCCCCTCTTGGAATTCAATCGTGGCAGGGTTGCCGCCGTTGTAGGTGATGACCGGAACATCCAAGCCTTCGGCATAGAGACTGGCGACGTTGGCCGATTCGTCGGAGTCAAACACCTTGCAGTAGGCCAGCTTCCCGTCATGGAAGCTCGTGGTGGCGAGGCCCAGGCGGTTGACGGCCATCGTCACGGCCCCGGCCTGAGCTCCGGTGACTGACTCAACTCCGTCGATGAAAACCCGCCAGCTATCCCCGGCTGTCTTGGTAACGAGAATGTGGTGCCAAGCCGTGGTGCCAAGCGCGGGAACGGTGAAGGTGAGGCTGGTACTGGTCGGCCTGACAATAACCGTCGTGTCAGCGGTGATGCGGATCGAATTGTTGTTGCTGCCGCCGGAGTTGCCGAAGATGCGGCCCGTGGTGCCGTCCAATTTGAACCACGCCGAGAACGAACACGCGGCCCCACTGGCGAAGGAAATGGCGCTGGCCGCAATGTCTACGGCGTCATCAGTGCCGTTCAAATCGAAAGCGAGCGTTGCCGAACCGCCGGGCCCAGCCGCAGACTTGACGGAGGTGTTGTCACCGCCGAGCAGCGTGCCGTTGGTGCCGACCGTCGCCACAACCGTCGTTGAGGCGGCGTTGTCAGCTAATGCCCAGTGTTGAGTCAGTGCCATTTAATCCACCAAAAACAGTTCCGTCGCATCCGGCGGCGGCGTGAAGCTCAGCTTCTTGAGCAGCATTGCGGGCTGCTTCACCGTGCCGCTGAGAATCAAGTCGCCGCTGTAGTTGATCTCATAACCGAAAGGGCAGCCTTCCGCGTGGTTGTCGGTCGAGTGGAAGGTGGTTCTGGGCGTGACGAATTTACCCGTGCGGCCCTGAGCAATCCCTGAAAGCGTGTAGGCGACTGGACAACGGCGGGCCATGTTGCGAGCGAAGTGAAATCCTCGCTGGCGGCTGGCGAAGTCGTATGTAATGCCGGGGTGTGTCGGGAGCCCGCTCAGGAATCCGGAGTAGGCGGGATAATCGCTGAAAATTCCGGGGGCATCGGGGAATGGCAGTAGGGCGTTGATGCGAGCCCAAAAGCTGATGCCCAAAGCGCAGTCTTCCACCACGTTCTCCGTCACGTCGTTGCTGACGGAGCGGCCCCAGATTCCGGCCCCGTCAGAATCGCCGTCACGGATCGCACCCAGCTCAAACTTGTCCAAGTGTGTCCCCGCCGTAATGTTGCGGACGGTGTTGCGACTCACGATGTTCCCGAACTCGTTGCCGAATTCAAAGGCGATACCTGCCCCACGTCCGCCGTCAAACAGGTTGTCCGTGACGAGTCCGCAGTGCGAATCGTGGATTGCCAGCCCCCACTTTCGGGAGCGGAGTACTTGGCAGCCCACGAATTCAAACTGCGGCGAGCCGAGCAAGTCCGGCAGCCCGCGCAGGTGATGCAGGTGGACGGCGTAGCGGCCAATGTGATTGGTCACGGGGTCCAGCGGGTCGCCGAAGGTGCGACCCAGGTCCGCGAAGGTGGCGCCATGAATCCGCACGTCCGCATCTTCGGTAAACAGCGTGTGGCCGCGAACGCCAGCCGGATTCTCGCTCTTGAGCGTGACGAGCCCACCGCCGTAGATGCTGACCGTACTCCCGTGCTGGACAAGCAAGCCGTTGCCGAATTGCTCCGGGTCTTCGAGCGGCAAGTCACGGAACACGATCTCCCCGACTTGCTTCATGGGAGCCGCGGCAGTCCCCATTTCCAGCCCGCCATGCTCCACCTGGAGCGTCTGCACCATCAGTTGGGAATCGACGCCGGGATTGAACGCAAGGCTGCCATGCTCCACGCGGACGGCTCTGGCGATAGCATCCCCGGCGACTGTCACGCGATGCCCGATGCTTACTCCGCTGGTTGCCGTGGGAACGCCGGCTGACCAGGTGGCAGAGTCCGGCCACGGGCCATCCTTGACGCTCTTAGTGTCGGGAGAGGGTACGAAGTTGGGGATGTTGTCGGCCATTGCGGACGGTCACTTGGTCAGGATTAAAAATACCGAAGCAACGAACAGAGCAGACATTACAGCAGCGAACATGAGCGCGAGCTGAAAGCGGTTGTTGGCTTCTCTTAACTCATCCAAGCGGGAGTCATCTCTCGGAATTGGCTTTTGTTTCGGCACGAGCATGAACTTCGCGCCAGTCGTGGAAGTGCAAGGGACTTCGTCGTATTCCTGCTTTGGAAAGATTGCCATCAGCTCCCGCCCCCTTCCGGCTGCAAAGCCTTCTTAGCGAATTCCTTGACGTAATCGACCACTTGCCTGTCGTACCTGCCCACAGCAATTTCGGTGTCGAGTTTGGAAAGCCGCGTCATGGCGGCGTGAAGGCGAGCGTAGGATGGGCCGGACTTCGGGGCGTGAAGCGATGGCACGATTGCGAGTCCTTCACCGAGGTCTGCGGATTCCATCATGGCTTCATTCCCTCCACAACCTTCCGCACTTCGTCGTACGCTTTCCACGCCTCGCAGCACGGGCAACCTTCCGATGGCTCTTGGCACCGAACGCCAAAAGCTTCCTCAACCCAGGACTCCATGAGCCGGCAGATTTCCTGCCCTTCCCAGGCGAGCATTGGCAATGATTTTTTGAGGGTCATTTTTGGGCAGGGCGTCTCCACTTCTCCTGCATATTTCCCGTTCACGAATCGGGTGGCGATTTTGTAGTAGGTGCCGTCCAAGGGCTTGATTTACCTCCCCCAGTTCCGCGGCAGCAGCCGAGCCAGCCCACGACCTTCCGCACGCCGTGCCTGTCCGGCTTCACGTACGGCACCGAGCCGACTACCGACGCTACAGCCGCCGCGCCCGCAATGGTCGGCAAACGCTCCGCTCGGGATGAGCAGGGTGAGGCCGATGATGAGGATTCCGATGTACTTCATGGGTTACTCCTTTGAGGTTTCAGTGGTTACGCTCACCTGCGACAGCAGTAGAGCGCATGTATTCTTAAACGCGGCTTGCAAGACTTCGCCCGGAAGCTCTAACGGGTAGACGCTGCCAGAACGGGCCATGCCGGCCATCGTGCAATCTGCAATCATGTCGAGCACGTCAATCAAGTTCACGTCCGCAGGAATGCCGTCAGCTTGCAGAAGATGATGACGGTTTAGCTTGCGGTGCCGGTCCCACCACTCAGTTACTGTGAACTTGGTTTGGAAGTCGGCGTGGAATGAGTCGATGTCGCTCAACTTGTCAAAGTCGTGTCGAGCGGCTGCATCTTCCAGCAGGTAGCGGAAGAACAGCAAGCCACGCCTCACATCCAGAATGTGCTGGTGACTGCTGCGATAAAGCGTCTCCTTTGAGACTGTGCTTACATCGCAGGTTCTCGTATCGGCAGTCGGACTACGTGGAATTTCAATCATGGTTTCGATGCCTGTTGAGCGATGAACTTGATCGCCCTACGCTGGCGGAGTTCCCTTCCCGCCGTCATTGATGATGAATCCGAAACAGTGCCATCCCAGCAGGAACAGCAGGACGAACAGAACCACATTGCTGGCGTGTCCAGCCCACGGAGCAAACTGAAAGTACGCGCCCAGTAGCGACAGCAGCCACAGAAGCATGATGATCCAAAAGATGAAGCCCTTTGACACGTTGCACCTCGACTTTCAAAACTTCCGTCCCTCGAAACTCCACCGTCCTAGCGATGCCCCGCCGCGCTGGTCAGGGCTGAAACGTCTCCGCAGAGCTACGCCTTGGCGTCAACCCGCTTCACCTTGTCGCCGTCCGAAACGACGCTCACGTTGACACCGGGCGACAAGGCCCCCAGCGTGCTTGGCTGCCCTTCCAACGTCACCTTGGACTGCGCGTCCAGAGTGAAGCTGTGGTCCTTCCCGTCGCCAGTCGTGACAACGAGAGAACCAGGGGCGGACAGAATCGAGCTTTTCAAAACACCTGTCGTGGTCATGGTTGACCTCCTGCACTTCTCCAACACCTCAATTGCCGCCAGCCTCCGAGTAGCAGACTGGAACGGTGATTCAACTGGCCGCCTTTGCATCGGCGTCCACTTTGTCTTGCTTCGCCGCGTGATCCAGCGCCAGCTTCTCAGCCAGGTCGGCGGCCTCTAAGTCGTCTTTGTTCCCCGTCAGTCCGGCGATTCTGCGAGCGGCCACGGCATAGAGCCGGAGCTGCACGAGCGAAGCCGAGTTGACGAGCGTGTGGGTTGCGGTGGTTGTCTCTTGAATCTCATGGAGGGCGTTACCTTGCTTCGTAGTGCTGGCGTCCAGCGTCGTCTTGACTTCTTCCACTTTCAGAGCCGCTGCCGCTGCTCGGTCATCAGCCCGCTTCTCCGAAGAGTATTTCAGTACCGCCAGGACGATGGCGAGACACGCCGCGATCAAGGCTTGCCAGACGACATCGGAAACGGCAAGGAGCATCATCCAGCGGCCCCCCTGTCACCCTTCGGCCCGCGCTCGCCTCTCTCTCCCTGCTCACCTTGCTCGCCCCTCTGCGGCGGATACAGAGCTGAGCCTGTCCCGGCCTTCTCCACCATCTTGGTAGCAATCTTCTCGGGAAGTTTCTCCGTGCTTTGTTCCACCCGGTCGCCAAGATTGTCGCTGCGAACCTTGCTGGACGCATTCAGAGAGCGCGTTTGAATCCACGCTATTAAAGCCTGAGTGAGTGGCACGCCGATCAAGACGATAAGGGACATCGCCACCATCTGCCAGGTCGTGGTTTCACCTTGAGCTAAGAGCATCATGCTGGTTCAGCCTCAGTTTCTTCTCTGGTTGGTAGAACTAACGGCCCTGGGAGCCTGTCGGAAACGAGCTTCAGAAGCACCCCGACCTGGCCCCGAAGCTCGGCAGCCTCGGCATGGCACTTCATTTCCCGTTCGTAGTTTTCCTTGGTGGTTTTCATTTGCTCCGCATACCACTTGTCTCGCTCGCTGTGCCCCTGGTCCCGCAAGTCCTTGATGTTTGTCTCAAGTTGCAGGACTCGCGTTGTCAGCACCTCGATGGAGTGATCCTTGGCCACGTTCTCGGCCTTGACTTTCTTCAGTTCATCCGCATTTAGTTCAGCCTGAGCCCTCATCAGCTCGACTTGGTATCTCCCGCTCGACTTGAACCACGTCACAATCAACCCGCCTACCAAACCGCCAACGGCAAGGCACACTGATCCGATAAACGTGCCCCAGGCCGCCATATCAGACATGTCGCCACTGTCTCCTGAGTCCCTAGGGGGTCCGGTTGTTCCTACGCTTTGCCTTCTTCGCTTCCCTCTCTGCACGAATCTTCGCGGCCTGCTCGGCTATCTTGGATGGGATGGGGGCAGGCTTGGTCATTCAGTCGGCTCCCCAGCATTCGCTAAAATCTGCTTCATGTAAGCGATACGACTGAGGCTCCTGGCAATGTTTCTTTCTTCCTCCTTTATCCAGTAGCGGACGCTTTCCGCTGATGCCGATACATGAGCCGTCGCTGGCGCTGCATCGTCATTGCGAAGCTTCTCGACTGGTACTTCCACCATCACGCCTTCACTCCCTTCGCTTCCCGCTTCCTCAACAGCACCACTTCCGCCTTGAGCTGCACTATCTGGTCTTTCAACTTGTGGACCTGATGATTCATGGCGACTTGGACATCCCGAAGCTCGCCCTTGGCGTCATCAAGTTCCGTCAGCAGTTCCCGCACTCGTTGCTCGAAGGACATGGCGAATCCTTTCCGCGGTTAGTCTTTGTACTCCACTCGCTTCACAGCTCCGTTTTCGTGGTACTCAATTGCTTTGACCCGATGGCAAGCCGCACCAGCCGGGTAGTGAAACATCCCGCAATGCTCGCAGGGGCCTGAGCAGCTATCCGTAGTTTGAGTCGGGACATATCCAGGCCACGGCCAGTCGTATCGCGGGTCACGCAATGGCGGCAGCAATTGAGCGGCAAGCGGGCTGGCTTCTATGAACATCACTCTGTCTCCGTCGCTTTCAAATTCTCCGCCCGCTCGTGCCGCTGTAGTTTCAGCCGGTCCAGTTCCTGCTCCGTCCGCAGCCCCTTCTCATCCAGGGCCGTGAGTTCGGCTTGCTTGGCAGCTATGGCGGCGTCGAGTCGGGCTAGTTCGGGGTCGTCACTCATCATCCTTCCCCGGAAAAATCGAATACCAAACGTAGGCGACGGCGATCCAGAACATTTCGTACAGCCGCCTCATGTTCATTTCGTCACTAAAAAGGACATCAGCGAAACACCGAGCCATGCCGCCCAAAGTAACGCCGCGACGATGGCTCCTTCTTTGAGGTCGGTCATTGCTTAGGGGGCGAGGGCCGCACGGGCGTCGGCTTCGCTCACACCGTTGGCAACGCAAGCGGCGACAAATTCTTCCGACTCAGGCGTAGCGTTGAACGGGCCGGATCCTTCGTTCAAAGCCTGGATGATCGCTAGGATATGCGGCCAGACCGCCTTGAGCTTCGGGCCAAGTGTCGCAATCAGGGTCAATAGTACGGACCAATTCATGTTCTTCTCCTAACCAGGTGTTGAAACCGACGGCGCGCCAGCGTCATCGGGAGTTGACTTCGATTCGTTCAGCAGGCCCATGCCGTTGTCTGACCAAGAATCGCCCCACGAGTTCCAAATGCGAGTGCCGTACTTGGAAGCGGCCAGTTCGATCAGCGGGTCACGCTCGGCGGCTGGGAGGTGCCTGTAGCGTTCCTTCGCTGCGGCGTGCGATTCGTTGGCGACCGAAGCGGAGATAATCACCGGGTCAACAGCACAAACCTCGTGGCTCCACCAATTTAGTCCGATGAAAACCGGGATCTCGTGGAGCAGAAGCGTCATCATCGTGTCGAAGCCACGCTGGGGAACCTCCCACCACTCGGCCACCTTGTACTTCGCCCGCTCCAATCCCACGGCGGGGGTTTCCAGGTCACGGTAATTGCGGGCGTTCGCTCCCCACAGGGCCGTTGTGCAGAGCCCGGTGTCGATGATGAATTGGAGCATCTCGCCACCCCATCCGCCCTGGTTCGCTCCCCTCTTGATGACGGCACAACCGGACGCCGGCGATAGTTCGGCGTAGGGCTGATTGGCCTTGAGCCGCATCAGCTTCATCGCGGAGACGACGGCGTTCCCCCAGCAGTAGTTCGTGCCGTTCTGGTCAAGGGACTTGATGCCCGCCTTCGTCCGCCGCTTGGACAAGAGCCGTGGCGACTCGGTGAGTTCCTTGATGCGAGCGTCCCACTCGCTCCGTGGAATGAGCGTTGGCAGCGGATTGGCGGACGCTTGGAACGGCGGCGAGCCGTAAGGCACAAGTTGCCAGTTGCGGGCTTCGCGGCCCTTGCTTTCGCCTTGGGGAATCACCGGCGCGATGATATGGGCGTTGCTATCAGTGACGACGATTTCTTTTGAGCCAACTGGTGATTCAAACACGGTCAACCTCCGTAGCTCTTGAGGAATTGGAGCGTGTTATCATCCATCGCCCGTCCGACTTTGCGGCCATCCTTGAGTTCGATTTCCACCCATGGGGCGTCATCACCCAGGCCGGCGGAAGCCCGGTCAACCTTCCCCTTGATGTACAGATCTTTGAGAAACTTGAGGTCGGTCTGGAACCGTGGCTCAGGGTCGAAAGATGCCGCTACAAAATCGTCGTCCCACTTCCGCCAGTTACCGACGCCAGCCTGCGCGTCCAAAAATTCGTCCACGGCGGTATCCACCGCTGGCTTGGGCTGGGGGAGCTTTGACCACTCCCAGACGAGGACCGCCGCTTTGATGCCCACTGGCTGCGGCGGCACGGGAGGGTTTGGAGGATTCGGCGGGACCGGAGGGACGGGCGGCGGCTCGACTCCGCCGAGCTGAGTGAATTCGTCTTGCAGCACTTCGCTCGTGTACGACTCAAAAATCTCCAAGGTATCCAGCTTCGCCTTGGTCACGTCGTTGGGGAAATTCGGGTCCGGCACAAACACCGTGACCTTGCGAGTCTTCACCACGACCACGGTTGCCTTCACCGTCTGCTTGCCAGGCTTCGCCCATCCCCAGAGCCGCAAGCCGTCCGCCTGAGCGTCTTTCGTGATGAGGCCAGGCGAGAATGCCCACGTCACTTTGGCCCCGGTGGGAGCCGTGACGCTAATCTCAATCGGCTCGCCCACGTCGTAGCTGCTCTTGACGTTGAGCGTAGTGTCCGCCCCCCAAGCCGTCGAAGCCAGCAGCAGCCAGAGGAGGGCGAGGCGGGGGAGAGTTGGCAGCATGACGACACGGTATGGTGTCGCAGCGCCAGGAAAACCCGTTCGCAGCGTGATTAGATTTAACCCCGCCAGGAAAACCCGTTCGGGGAGCAAGCTTGCTGAAGGAAAGTCTAAGGGACGGCGAGAGGAATTGCAAGGGTTTCTTGGTTATGGTGCATCCGGCCATGCAATTCTCTTGTGGCGGAGCAACATCTGGATAAACACATCAACGTCACCCGGCTCGTAGAGCGTGATGGCAGTTTTCTGTTCGCCATCGGACATTTTGAGAAGGACGGCAACGACTGAAGATGTTCCGTTGCTGCCATCGGCGACGGTGAATCCAGCAACCGGCAGTCGTTCAGGACTTCTTCCTACGGGGTCGCTCCACATCTTCGGAAGTTTGCCGATCATACCGTCTCCTTTGTTTTAACTTTCCGCCTCACCACAACCCCCGGCTTCCCGTTCTGCGGCTTGGCTTCTATGGTCACGTCGGTTCCTGGAATAGCGAGCGGCTTCCCTTTCCGCAGGCGGATGTAGATTGGCTCAGTCGGTTCCTTCGGCTTGTCGCTCATGGGGTCCGTTCCCGTGGTCAGTCCGTTTTGATATTCCTGAGCACCTCGGCCTGCATCGACTCATCCCCCCACCAGCTATGAATATTCCAATTCGTAGGGACACTTGTCGCCGTGCTTGGCTTGAAGCACTTTGACTTCATCAACAATCTTGTCTGGATAGGGCCGCTCGTAATGAAGCTCACGGTGCCCATCGGGCCAGCGGTAGAAAACTCTCACGACGCTGGGACCATCTTCGTTCGGATAATCGTCTTTCACTTCAAGCTCCTTAAAACTTCCGCTTCAATCGTCAGTCCCCGTTCCTCGAACCAATCGCTGGCAACATCCAGCAGGTGCCGAGAGGGAGGGCCGCCGGTGCCGTGGCAGGTGGGGCAGGGAGTAAGACACTCCGGACACAACGGCTTATCGACTGCCAATTCATTCTCTTTCCGAAACGCCATCGTGCGTCCACAAGTCGGACAGAGAAACGTAATGTCGTCAGGCGAGCCAGCGGTGTAGCACATCGGTTCTTCGTTGATGTTCCCAGCACCCTTACACCCTCCACACGTCCCCTCATACGCTCCACCCGTCGCCCTCAGAAACGGAGCCAGGGCCGCTGCGGGGTCTTGGTAGAGCAGCAGGCGGAATTGAGCTTCGGCTTCGGTGGGGAAGTAGAGACCCTCGGAAGTCCTGTTCCATGCAGCTAGTATCTCGGTGTTTTCTTCGTTGGTATCAAAGTCAACAAAGAATCCTTCGCGGTGAAGCCAGCCCCACTCCTGTTCGATGAAAGGCTTTCCATGAACCATGTTTCGCTCACAAGAAACCAGCCACATTTGCCTGGATTCGTGAGTAGTGAACGGCCCCTTCCGCTCCACTCGAAACGTACTGGCGTCGTACCGCTCCCCCACGCTACCGCTCATGGTTTGCTCCTCCCCTCGACTTCGGCCAGAGCGGCGGCTCTCCTTCCAAGCTGAATCCCCTTGTCCATCGCCATCCGATATTCGTTCGTGAGCCACTTGGCAAACTCAGGGGAGCGAGTGTCTCTTGGGATTTTGTTTCGCTCGCCAGCTTCGTCTCGAATCTCTTGAAGCCACCGGGAGATTGATTCTTCTTCGTACCAGCCGACGGCGATTTCCCAAGAGCTTCGCTCCCCGCTCTGTGCGGCTGGCTCGGCGGGGGGAGCGAACGGTTCTTCGCAGCCGGGCGTGTACCATCGGCTATCTCGATATTCCAGGCTCATCCGCTGCAACAAAACCTTCCCGTTGCAGTCCTCAATTTTCCAGCCATCGCCTTGGCTCATTGCATCAACGAGGTTATCGAAGGCTCCGAGATTGAATCCGTGAATCGAATAAACGGTTACTAGCGGCTTCGCCTCACTCACCGCTGGGGGCGGGGAGGGTGGAAGGCGTTCCTCTCTAAAATACGGCGGCTTGGTTTGCAGATCGCGAACCTTCGCCCACGCCTGAGACTGCACGGAATCCCAAGGGATGCCGGCGTGCTCAGTAATGCTCATCAGGACAATCAGCACGTCTGCCGCTTCTTCCGTTGGATTGCCGTGCTTGCCTCGGATGGCCTCAATCAACTCACTCGCTTCCAGGTGCAGATAAGCTCCGCGTGCCGTCCAATGAAGCGACCAATTGCGGTCATGGCAGACTTTGAGAACGGCGGCAGGACACTCCTCCCCCGGCTCGCGTAGGGCGGAGAGAATTTCTTCCCACCGCTCAGTCGGAAGCTCAAGCAAAATATGCTTGCCGCCGATGCAGGTGTACTTGGCGGAACACGCTTGCAGATACGCCAACGCTTCGCTTCTCGTCATCGTCCTCTCCTCGGTTAGGGGTTATTTGGTGTAGGTGATCGTGATGGGGCGAATCACAGTATTTAACCACTTGAATCTCTCGTGCGTCTTGACGAGTTCCTTATCTCCAACCACGTCCGGTCGCTTGTTGCGACCAGTGAAGACGCCCCACGCCTTCACGATCACCGTCTTCCGCTTCGCCGGTTTCTTTGGCATGGTTTCACCTGGAGGTTAAAGCTGCTCTGAACATTTCGGGCAAGCGCCGCCGTCCTGGGAAACGATGTCCGCAATTTTCACTAACCGAGTATGCGGGTTGCCAACCATAGGGCGGACATAGATTTGGTTGTCGCTGATGACCACCCCAATCTTGCAATGCACCGGCTTCCCGCCATTCCACCACGCCAACACAGTCACGTCCTGGTCGTACTTTAGTTCAGCCGATTCCATCTACGTCTCCTCCTGTGCCGGGTGGGTGGTGAGGGGCAATAGAAAATCGCAGAGCGACAAAAACGCGGACGCCAGAACTTCCGCTTTCACGGCCAGTGCCTCAAACGGAAGCTCGTCAGACTTTGGGCACGTTTCAAGATACTTGGCAAGCTGGTGAGACTTCTGAAGTAACGGCTCCACAGCCGCCAACTTCTCCCTCAGCCCCTCAAGCTCGTCGAGCAGGGAGGGGAGCTGGTTCACGGCGGCGACGATGAGGGCGGCGTTCTCTTTGGTGCAAGCTGGCCAATGACCGTCATAGACGACCATGCCAACAACGAGACTCTTGTCTGGACCTTCGATTACATTCCAGTCCTCGATAGATTCGCAGCGTCCTTCTGGAACTGGGTCGTCCCACGTAGAACGCCACGGTCCAGGCGTAGCCTTCGCCAGCAACTCTCTCAGGGCGGGGATGTCAGTGGGCATGGGTTGGTTCCTTGGTAATCTTGGCGCGGAGGATTTCGGCAACCTCAGCGGCAACCTTGTACGGGTCGCCCATCGCTTTCGTCCCGAACTGCAAGACTGTCCAGCCATCGGCCTGGGCGGTGTTGAGCTTCTCGTGGTCCTTTGCTTGCTGAGCCCCGCGATTGTGTCCGCCGTGGACGAAGCCGCCTCCTTGAATCTCTACTGCCACCTTGCAATCAGTGTCAGTAGCGTTCTTGCTCCATGCGAAATCGAACCGCCACATTCGCGGCATGTGGAACCGCCACTGCCTCGCGGGCTCAGGTAAATCCTTCGCCACGACTCGCCACGCTGCCAGGAAGGCATCTTCCAGGCTGGCTCTGTCTTGCTTAGTTACCTTGCGGTTCGGCTGCTTCACGGGGTCGCCTCCTCCATAGAACTGTTTTCTGAAAGTCGCTGAATCCATCGTCTCCATCACTTCGCCTCCCTGGCTTCGGGTCTATCGCCCATGAGTACCAACAGTTCGAGGGCCATCCGGTGCCGCTCCGCATTGACGCCTGAGTGGCAGTTTTCTCGACCGAACTTCAAAACGGCTTCGCGCTCCACTTGCAGCTTGTCGAACACGTCGGCGATAGCATTCAACCTTCCGCCTTCGTACTCGGCAGGCAGGCCGACGACTCGCTCAATGGTGCTCATCGCGGCTTCGTGGACAGCGTGCCAGTTGCGGTCAAGCTGTTCGTAGCCGGCTTTCACGGAAGTTAGCTCGGCTTGGAGTTGTTCGATGGTCATGCGGTGCCTCCGTAATTCATCCAGACACACTCCGTTTTCTTCTCCTTGACCTTCGCGCTGCTGGCCTTGTTGTCTATTTCAAAATCGACACGCCGCCAGTTGCTGGCCTCCGCGAAATCGTCGTAGAGTTTGGAACGGTACCCGCTCAGAAGGAACTTGCCTTGGATGTCACCGAGAACGTCAAGCAGCGTGGCGTGCTCCTCTTTGCTCATTTCGTATTCGTGATACTCACCAACGCTGCTCCGCGCTTCGTGCATGTACGGAGGGTCGCAGTAGAACAGGGTTTCCGGTGAGTCGAGTTCCTTGATGAAGTCCAGGGCGTCATCATCACTGATTTGCACTCGCTTGATCCGCGAGTGAAACTCAGGCAAACCTTCTATCGCCGTGAGCCATGCCGACACGTTTTCGTTCATTCCGCGACGGAGCCTGCCTGTTGGTGTGGCAAAGTCTTTCATCAGCCCTTGCCGCGACTGACGATTTACGAGAAAGAAATCAACAGCGATTTTTCGCCAGTCATGGGAGCCGCCTCCCCTTAGTCGCCGCTCAGCAGCAATGAATTCCTTTCTGGAAAACGGTTTGGCTTCCACGGCTCGGCGAAATTCCGCAAAGCACCACGGGTCGCCAAGCGCGCTCCAAAAGTGCGACAACCGCCAATTCAGGTCATTGGCAAATTCCGAAACGCCTTCACCGTCCCCGGCCAGCAAGACAGCGCCGCCGCCAAAGTACGGCTCACAGTAGCGCGTGTGCGGCGGGAACAAGGCGCGAATCTTTGGCGCGAGATACGCCTTGCCTCCGTGCCATTTCAGGGGTCCAGATTTCATCAGCAGTTCCTTTCATAGGCGGTCGCAGTCATCGGCTCGCTCCTTGGGTGGTCATCGGCTCAGGCTCCGGGGGTTAGGACTCTTTGTGCGGAGCCCAGTTGCACACGACAACCAAGGCCCCATCGGCAATGCGGCGTACAACTTGAGTGCCCATCCTGTCCTCGGCCTCGCGGCGGTTGGCGACGTTCAGGGTGAGCCAGGTTGGCTTCTGATGGCTGTAGCGGGAATCTATCACCGTGAACAGCGAAGTGGCTTGGTAGTCCGACAGCTTGCCAACGGGCGGGAGCGGGTCGCTGATGGCGAGAATATCAGGGGCGGTGAGCTGCTTGATGAGAAACATTTCGTTCCGCTCCGAGTCCTCATCCATCGTTGCCCGGAATTCCGCCCAGAGCATCGAACCGTTGCGCCACGACAGCCGCAACTCTGCGCCGATAGCGATGCGTGCCATCGCCATCATCAGGTGATCCTTGCCGGTTCCAGGCGGCCCAAACCAAACGATAGAGCGCCCGGCGTTGTAATTCTCTCGGATGTTCTGGCCGTACTCTGTGAGCCGTTCGATGGCGGCTTTCTGGTTGGAGTCAGTCGCCTTGAAATTCGCCAAGCGGCATTCGTTGTAGCGGGAGCCACGTTGCCCGATGAGCGTGGCCCAGTCACGAAACTTTTGCTCGTTCCGTTCGCGGGCCTCTTGGTCCTGCCACGCTCTGTCGCGTTCCTCACGGGAAGCGCGATCGGCCTCCGTCTCGGCTGCCGGAATCGCTTCTGGCTTTGGCGGTTTCAGTAACGGCGGAAGACCGTGACCGGACAGCTCGTAGCCGGCGTCCCGACGCTTGTCGGCTACCAGCTTGGCGAGCTGCTCTGGCGTGAGTTCAGGCAGTTCATTCCCAGCTAAGATCGGCTGCGGGGTTGTGTCGTTGGCCGTCGCCGATGGGGAGGGTTGGTTGCTTTCCATTTTGGTTTTCCTTTTTTTGCCAGTCGTACTTGCCTTCGAGAATTGAGGTCACGGTGTCCGGTCGAATGAACCAATCGAAGGTCGGCTTCCACCCGTCCGGTTGGCTAGCGAAGAGCTTCAGCGGGAACTTGGCTATCGCCGCCTGCCAGTTCCAGGAAGGGTCTTTGAGTCGTGTATTGAGCTTGTGCAGTCGGGATTGCGTCAGCTTCCGAACCTTGATGACGCCAGCGGCAGAATTCCACGCTACCCCGACAGGGTGTATTTCTTCTCCGTCTCCTTCTGCGTCTGCGTATGCTTCTCCGTCTCCTTCTGCGTGTGTTAAATCAGTTAACTCAGGTTTACAGTTGTTTACAGACTCCGCAACATCTTGTCCGTCAACAACTTGCGACTTCTTTGCACGGTAGTCCCGCATGTAATCACGCATGTAGTCCCGGCGCTCTTTTGGGTCTTTCATGTCCCGATAGGAGGCGTAGTTTACAAGCTGATAACCACGTTCACCGTTGCTAACAACGATCCTGCGGCCTTCCTGCTCTTTGGAATTTGAGTTTAGGTCGGGGGCCATGAGCACCTGTAAACATTTACGGAACTCGTCTAGCTTCATATTCAGGCGGCGGGCAATCGCTACGTCGGTCCCGATTACGTACCCCTCCGGGTCGGCAATGGCGAGCATCAGGACGAAGGTATAGCGCACGTTGATAGGCTCCTCCATCAACGAAGATTCTGTGATTCTCGCGTACAGTTTCGAGTACACTCGGCTCCGCTCCCTCGTAAATCCTTGCCTTAAAACAACACGCTCTGCTCAAGCTCTTCAAACCCCCGCCGCTT